GGGAACTTCCTCGCACCATACCCGATGTAGAACGCCATCTCCTCGGTGTTGTGGCTGGCATCCTTGTCGACGACAACCCGCACGTAGCGCTCCTGAGGACGATACAGATCGATGATGAAGATCTGATTGTCGTCGTCGTCCTCCACCGTGATCCCGGTGCCCTCCAGGTCCGCCGCCGATGCCATCCCCGTGGCCGTGTCCTGCTCCGCGTGGATGTTGGTAGTGGCGCTGCCGGCAATGTCGCCGAACTTCACCACCATCAGCACACCTTCAAAACCCTGCATATCGAACTCCGCGCCCTCGCGGTCTGCGCTGCCCTCCGCGTGATCCAGCGCCGTCCGAATCTGCACATTCTTGCTCAAGTTCATCGCATCCCTCCTCACTACTCCTTATGGCGGCAGAATGCCCGACGTATGGGCGGGCATTCTGCCCTAGCCGAGCGAAGCTCGGCCCTATGCGAGCGTGACTCGCACCGCAGTTCCCCGCCGTGTGGGAACTGCCTATGCGAGCGTGACTCGCACAAAGGCCTCCTCCAGCACCGGCATCCCGTCCGATTCCATCCGGCCCACGATGCCCACCTGGTTCGTCGCGGCGTACAGCTCCACCAACCGCTGCATCTCCATATCCAGCGCGTCCGCGATCCAGTAGTAGGACCAATCCCCTAACAGCCCCACGTACTCGCCGGTCGTGAACGTGCTCGGCGCGTACTCACTCATGAACACCGGGAAGCTCAGGCACGTGTCCGGCTCGCCCACCCGCACGTTCGGCCGCCACACGTATTGCCCCTCGCCGTCCTTCAGCTTCGCGATCTGCTTCACCCCGTCGCGGTGGAACAGCCAGCGCGCCCGGCCCCAATACTGCGCCTTCAAGGTGTACTTGCACTCGATCAGCCCGTCGAACGTCACCGCGTCCGTGTCCATATCCGTGTCCACATCCCGGCTGGTGCTGATCCCGTCGTCGCTTGCTGTGAAGACGCCGAGGGGACAATTGTCGCCGTCCCCATTCAGATAGGCGTTCTCCATCACCACGCTGAACTTATACCCCAGCCGTTCCCGAACCAGGCTCTCCACGTCCGGCACCATCCGCAGCAACTTCCGCGAGACTTTGATGTACTTCGCCAGTGGATGTGGATACAATGCCCGCTGCCCGAAGTCCATCGTCGAATCCTCGCTGCCGATCGCCAGCTCGTGCGTCCAGGTCGGATCGGCCGGGTCCGCGTCCAGTGACGGCGCCCCCAGGCTTTGAGCCATCGGCACGCTGAAGAGCGTCGCCCACTGGCGTACGTACGTCAGGTTGTCCACCGCCTGGATCAGCCGGTCGACGAACTGCACCGGCGTCACCAAATACCCGCCGGCCTCGTCCGAGTCGACCTGCAAAGCTCGACTAGCCCGAGCCGCGCGCAGCTCCGGCTCCCAGGTGCGGCTCTCGCCCGCCCGTAACCAGCGGCGGAACGCTCGCGTATTTGCCTCGTTCGCACTCGCGAATAGATCGCGCCAGTTAGCCTCGTCGCCCCAATCCGGCTCCCGATCGTTCAGGCTCCGCAACCCCCGGCTCACGAACTCCAGCTGCCGCTGAGCGGCGCCATCCCCCGGTTGCCCCTGCGGCCCCACCGGTGGCGTCACCGGATCCTGGAGCTCCCGCTCCATCTGCATCAACCCCTCGCGGCGCTCGATGTCCTCCGCCAGGTCACTGACCCGCTCCATCAAGCCATCGTACCGTTCCTGCTCCTCCTCCGTCAGACCGCGCTCCTCAGCGTCGGCCGCGTCCAGAATCTCCCGTGCCGAGACAATCGCCCCCGCCCGCTCCTGCCGCAACTCCCGAACCCTCGTCCTCTCCGAAGGCATCTCTCCCTCCCATTCGTAGTAGGGCGGGTTTGCTACCCGCCACCCCTATTCAATCTCCGCCAGCTCCAACCGGCGCCTCAGCACATCGACCCGCGCCCGCGGCATCGCGGCCTCGGCCCCATCCTCCCCGTGCCCGGCCCCGGGCGGCGGTTCGGATCGCAATCTCTTCACCTGCGAGCGCACCTGCGCGCTCGTCTGCGGATACGCCGGGAACGTCACCGGCCCCACGTCGTACAGCTTCACCTCCAACAGCGTCCGGACCACCCGCTTATCCCCGTCGGGCCCCTCCTCCCGCTGCCATCGGTCCCGCACCGTCTCGAACCCAAAACTGCACTGATCCACGTCCCCGCGCCGGATCGAGACCATCAAATCGCGCGCCCAGGACGTCTCAGGCGGTACCACCGAGAAAAACAACCCAAGCTTATCCTCTCGCAAGCTTAGAGAGCCGCTTCTGGACCGTCCCAGCACGTAATTCGCGTCGTGATTGAACAGCGACCGCACGTCCGATTCCCGGATCGTCTTCCGGAAGGTCCCCGGCTCGATCACCTCCACAAACCCGCCCAGGTCCTCGCTTTCCTCCCCGAATACCGCCCCGTACCCCTCAATGCGCGGCCCATCCTCCCCGTCCACCACCCGCACCTCGCGCATCCGCACCGTCCGCCGCTCCGTCTCCGGCCCGTACGGCGGCACCACCACGTGCCGCGGCTCCCCCTGGGGGAGGGCTAGGGTGGGGGTCCCACCCCTCAAGTCAGGCACATCCTCATCCGCGTCCCGCAAATGCGCCGCCACGTGCCGATACACCGCCTCCCGGTCCCCCTCCGGAATGTCTGCCCCACCCCGGGCCCCGTTCAACGCCGCAATCGCCGCCACACACGCCCGCACATTCGCCGACCCCGGACTCCCCGCTCCGCCCACCTCGTGATGCGGGAACTTGTAACTCGACGTGTTCGACGGCTCATCACCGGCGTACCAGGCGAACATATCCGCGTAAAAATCATAATCCTGATCGTCCTGCAGCCTGGCCACATTCGCCGGACCATCCCAGTCCCGCTCCACCGTCTCCGTATGATGCACCCCGATCCCCGGCATCCTCACCCCCTCCACAAACCGCGTGCAGTTTGGCGCCGTTTGCCAAACTGCCAAGCCGAACTTCGTTCGGCCAACTGCCAAGCATATCCGCGCTTAAGCCGCGGATATGCCACAATCACACCCATCGTGCAGCGGTGGATGGCCCGTGCTCCGCCCGATGTGGATCGGCCGCCCGGCCCCCTCCGGCTCGAAATCCATCCCGATCGGCAAGAACACCTGATCTATCCCCACCTGGCGGCCGCTCATCTCGTTGCAGTACGGACAGTTGTCCCCAAACGTCACCCACACCTTCCGCCGCACCCCCGCAATCGTCATCGCCATCACCGCCACCGCATTCGCGAACCGCACCGCCTCCCAGCGCGCCGTCTCCTGCGCGCGCTCCTCCGGCCAGTCCGCCATCGCCGCCTCGAGCGCCTCGGCTGGATCCTCCCCGGCCTCCATCGCCTCCTCCACCTCCTCGCGGATCCGGCCCTCGCTCACCGTCGCGTGCCGCGCCGCGAAACTCCCCAGATACGCCTCGACAAACCCCTGCAACCTGGGCTCCAACTCCGCCCGAACCGCCATACTGCGCGACGTCGAGGAATCGCCCCCCTCGCCAGCAGTTTCAGCGACGTCTGCTGAAACTGCCAAGCCGATCGCAGATCGGCCAACCTCCTCCACCACCGTATCCATCACCAACTCACCGTAACTCTGCGCCAGCGGCGCGAACTGCTCGCGCACGAACGGCAGATGATCCTGATAAAACCGTCGCAGCCACACACTGAACCCCGCTCGGTCCCCCCGCGCCAGATACCGCTGCGCCGCATTCCCCACGTCGTTCCGCTCCCGCCGCAGCACCCGCGCCGCCACGTCCTCATACAGCCGTAGGTGCCGCATCATCAACCGGTGGCGCACCTGCGCCTGCCCCTGGGTTTCCCCTCTCCTGCTAGGGGAGGAGATAGGGGAGAGACCGGGTCGCGAGCCCCGCCTACCCGCTCCCCGGCCAGTCTCCCCGTCCGAGCCGGGAACAGCCAGATCGACCTGCAAATCAGCCGATGTAGGTCGGGTTTGCCTACCCGACCACTCCTCGCTGGTCGTAGATCGGCCCGCCTCCATCATATTCAGCGGCACCAGATACGTGTCCCCCCCATCCACCGGATTCATATTCTCCAGCCGCCGCACGTCGTTCGCGCTCAGCCAGCCCCACTGCCGCCCGGTCGCATACGCCTGGTACCGCTTCTCCACCTCGCCGCGTAGCAACCCGTCCACCAGGTGCTCCGCGAACACCTCCTCACGCTCCCGAGGTGTCAACAACCTCAAACCGATCTCCTGCTCCCAGCGCACCAACCACGGCATCAGTGTGTACACCACGAACCCGATGTTCATCTGCTCGATGCCCGTCCCCCAGCTCGTCTGCTTCTCCTGCTCCTGGATCAAGTGCAGCGGCACCCGGTACATCCTGGCCACCTTCACCGTGCTTAACCGCGACGTCGCGATAAACTGCGCGTCCTCCGGCGGCAGCCCGATCTCCTGGAACTCCATCCCCTCCTCCAGGATCGCCAGCCGGTGCGCCTTACTCAACCCCTCGTGCTGCTCCTTCCAGCTCTTCGACAACCGCTTGTGCGCCTCGTCGCTCAACTTCCCGGGATGCTTCAACACCCCACCCGGCCGCGCGTCGTTCGCGTAAAACCGGGACGCGTACTCCTCCGCCGCCAGCCCCAGCCCCACCGCCTGCCGCTGCAGCCCGATCGGTGAGTACCCCACCCGGCCGTCAAACGCCAACCCCTTTAAGTGGAACACCCGCTCCGCCGGCAGCGTGATCTCTCTCCCGCCAACCTTCTGCGGGAGCCGGTACTTATAGACCAGATCCCGCGGCGGCGCAGATCCAGGACCCCCATCGCGCTCCACCTTCATACGATCCGGCCGCAACGGCCACAGCGCGTTGATCCCCCCCGCCCGATTGAACTCGATCTCCGCGTACGCGTTCCCCCACGTCCCCAGATGCCCCATCAGCGTCTCTCGGAACGTGAAACTCGTCATCTCCGGGTTGGGTGCATCGTGCAACAACGAATAGAGATAGTGGGCCGGCGCCCGCTCCTTCCCATCGTCGCCCAGTCGCCGGTACAGCACCAGCGGCAGCATCGCCACCGACTCAGCCAGCACCCGCACGCAGGCATAGACGTCCGTCAACTCCAGCGCCCGGTCCGGCGTCACGTTGAGCCCCGTCGCCGTCGCCCAGCCCGCCAGCTTCTCCACCCACCCGGGCGGCGTCTGGCTCACGTGGAACCGCCGCTCAAAAAACCGCGCCAGCAACCCGCTCACTCATCACCCCCACAGCCGTCCAAACCAGCTCACCACGTCCTCCACCGTCCTGGCCACCGTGATCGGCGCCTGCAGCCCGAATCGCCGAATCATCTCGGCCTGGACCTCCTCCTCCCGCGTCGTCAACACACCCTCCGCCGTCTTCACCTCCACCGCCAGCCACGTCGGCCGGTACATCTTTCCGTGATACCCGCACACCAACAAATCGAAGCCCAACGCCGCCAACTGCGACACATCAAACACCACGAACCCCAGCAGCTCCAACCCCGCCTTGATCTCCGCCTGATTCGCATCCCGCCTCGTCGCGTACTGCGGCCGCCCCTCCACCTCGCCCCCTCCTCGGTTACTGGAACATAGTCCCTACGGGACATTGTTCCTAAGTAATCGACTTCCTCCATGCTCCAACTAACCCAGCCACCAACAAGAGCCCCCCGACGACGCACAACGCCAACGGCACCGAAACCATGCCCAGACCAGCGCCTAGCATACCCAGACCGATCACAACCAACACATCGTTGCCGTCGATCACAACGTCAGCAACCCCCGTTCATCGTACACGCTGCCTGACTCTGTGTGGCGCATCGCTCGATCCAATCCCATAATCCCGGCCACGATTCCATCGATTTTCTCCCGGCTCTTGGCCTTGTCCGGTTTGACATTGCCAGCCGCGTCTTGCCGCACCACCAGGTTGTCCGCCATCCACCGCAGCACCGGATGGCCGCCGTGGGCCAAGAGGCCATTCAGGACTAACCGCAGCAACTCCTTCGTCGGGCTGGCCATCGACGCGTACCCCTGCCCAAACCCGACCATCGTGAAGCCCGCGCCCTCGAGAGCCTGACTCACCTGAAAGGCACCCCAGCGGTCGAAGGCGATCTCCTGAATGTTAAAGTGCTCTCCCACCATTTCGATGTCGCGGATGATATAGCCATAATCGATCACGTTGCCGGGCGTGGCCGTGATGTAGCCGTCCCGGACCCATGCATCGTAGGGCACCCGATCCTTGCGCGCCCGCTCAACCATGTTCTCCTGCGGAATCCAGAAGAACGGAAGCCACGCATACCGCTCCTCCTCCCCTCGCTCCGACGGAAACGTCAGCACAAAGGCGGCGATGTCGCTGGTGCTGGCCAGGTCGAGGCCCCCATAGCAAGGCTGGCCGCGCAAGAGCGACTCATTGACAGGCGTGTCGCACGCATCCCACGCCTCCAAAGGCAGCCAGCGGCTCTCCTGCTGCGTCCACTGATTCAGATGCAGCCTCCGGAACGTGTTCTGATACGCCGGCGTCATCTTCGCCCGTCGCGCCTCATTCCGCAGATACGCCAGCTTCACCGTAGCGTCCAGGCTCGGGTTCGCCTTCCGCCACGTCGCCTCGTCCAGCCAGTCGTCGTCCTCATCCGCCCCGTAGATCACCGGCAAAAACGTCGGGTCCTCGATGATCCCCTGCTGGACTTTACGCGCGTACTCATGCTGCTCCCAACAGATGCTCTCCCGGTCGTACCCGGCCGTCGTGATCGCCACCGTCAGCGGCTGCCGCCGCGCCCCCGTCGACGTCGTCAGCACGTCCCACAGCTCACGGGTCGGCTGCGCGTGCAACTCGTCGAAAATGATCCCGTGCGCGTTCAAGCCGTGCTTCGTGTACGCCTCCGCGCTCAACACCCGGAACACACTCATCGTCCCCGGCACGAAGATCGACTTCTTGTACACATCCGCCCGTTGCTCGAGCGGCGGGGAGAGCTCCACCATCTGCTTGCTCACGTCGAACACGATCCGCGCCTGATCCCGATCGGCCGCCGCGCAGTACACCTCCGCCCCGGGCTCCTCGTCCGCAAACGTCAACAGAAGTCCGATCCCGCTGGCCAATGCGCTCTTGCCGTTCTTCCGCGGGATCTCAATGTACGCCGTCCGATACCGTCGTAGCCCGTCCGCCTCTCGCTTCCACCCGAACAGCGGCCTGATCACCTCGTCCTTCTGCCACTCGAGCAGCTGGAACGGCTCTCCGGCCCACTCCCCCTTCACGTGCTTCAGCAGCCGCTCGAAAAACCGTACCGCCACGGCCGCGGCCCGCTCGTCGAAGTAGAACTCACTCATCACTCATCCAGCGCCTCAGAGAACAGCATCTCGGCCAGCGAGACCTCGCGCTCAATGACTTGCACCTTGATGCGGGACCGCTCTGCCGGCGTCAGTCCGAACTCGCTCAGCATCTTCCGCGCCTGCTCCCAGTGTTTGTCAGCTCTGTACGCCCACGGGTTCGTGTACGGCTGCCCCGACTTCTTCGAGATCAGCATCTCGCCCAGCTCATCTACCTTCTGCTCGGCGTGCACGTAGCGCCCCCACGCCTGGCAGAACATCGCCAGCGCGAATCGATCGACCACGGTGTACAGCCCCACCTCGACGAGCACCTTGACGATGTCGCGCCACGCCTTCTTACCGTCATCATTCAGCCACCGCGGCACGTACGGTGTGTGATCCGGCATCGGCGGCCGAGGCTCGGCATCGTTCAGTGGCCGTTTCCCCGGATTGCCGGTCAGCCGCTTGATCGCCGTGGGTTTCGGTTTGCGACCTCTCAACCCCTCCCCCTATCCTCAATTTCGCGACGGCG